ACTAAAGTCCGCTGTGGTTCGGGTAAGGGTAATCCCGCCCAGGTAATCGATGGCGCTCTGAAAGAGTTCTACGCGGTCGGTGGGCTTGAGATCGATCTGGAAGCTGGCGGATTGGCCACCGGCTGAAGATCCTACAAGTGCTCGGCCTGCGGCGGCCCCCGTCATGGCGGTGCGGCGGTCCGCTGCGAGCGATACCAGGGCGGAAGCAGTCACCCCGCTGGCTTGAGCCAAGTAATCGGTGGCGACTGCCCGTATCAATCTGCGGGAAAGGGCGGCCATTGTCCCTAGCAGTTTGTCAACGTACCCAATTAAGTTTCTAAACTTCATGCTGGTACGGGTACGGGCTGGGTAGGAAGAGGCTCAGCGTCGCGGATCATTGTCTCGATCATGATGAGGGACATTTTTTCGGTATCTCCAAGGTGGTTCCCGCCTACCACTTCCCACGCAAGTTCTTTATGGCCAAATTTCATTCGACGTTCGACGAGACGTTCTGCGGTGAGCTGGGCGATGTAGTCGCGCCCAGTATTCCGAGGGAGCCACCAATCCTTTGTGTCGCGGTCTTTGATTTTGTTGATGTAGAGACGTTCTTTCCAGACGTTGTCGTCGTACTGAACCAATCGCACCGCCCGGCCGCGGTGCTCGATCACCTGGCGGATGACGCTGGCGCGCATACCGGTAGACGCTCCCCTGCCTTTAGATGCCCAAAATTTTCCACCTGAGTTTAAGACAAACTCGTACACCCCCCCGGTGCGACGGGCGGCGTATCCAGAATCCACTAGGCCGCCATGGCATTGGATAAGTTTACCTGGGCAATCTTTAACGGGATATTTTTCGTTAAACTTGGCCAAGATCGCATCCCAACCAACGCAGGATCCGTAGTCGACCATGGCGGACCATCTCTTGCCGTTGACTATTCCTGAGGCGCGAATGAGCCACCAGAGTTCTGTTTGCTGGACGTCGACTGTCATAAACATGGCGTCGGGTTCCCTTGGAATTTCGCCGATAATATATTCGGGTGAGCTGGTGATGACGTCGTCGACGTTACTTGCTTTAACCGTGGTGGCGGATGGGGACCACGGCCGGGCTAGGTAGCTGTTGACGAAATAGTGCAGGCCACGCGGGCTATCGCGATCCTGCAGGAAACGGCAGGCGAGTTCGCCCCAGCGCTTAAAGGGGGAGTAGAGTGAATTAAGATGGTAAGAACGGCGGCCCGGCTCCCCCAAGGCGGTGGGCTTCCAATGGCCCGCCGTGAGCATAGCAGCCTTGTGTTCGTGTCCGATCAGTTCCCTGCACCCTGGACACTCGTATCGCGTAGACTCGGCCACCCGATCAAAATCCCACGTGGCAGTCTCAGCATCGAAAGCGGTTTCATCGTACTTAATCCCCTCCCACCCTAATTCTATCTGATGTTTACAAAACGGGCATGGAACCATGTAGACGCGTTGGTCGCCGCGCTTGTATTCAGTCCAGACGTTTACGCCACGATCCAGCGTGGGGGTCGATGCCATCACAAATAACCAATCGGCAAAAGACTCCATCCTCGCCCCGACCAACTGAAGCGGCGGCGCTTCCTTCTCTCCCCAATCAGGAAACTTATCGATCTCGTCCGCAAAAACTAGACCTGCAGATCGGCTGGAAAGATTCGCGTCCGATCCAGCGCCCACCCACCAGACTGTTGCGTTTGTGAATCTTTGCTCGTCCAACTTAATTAGATCACGATCTGGGGGCATCTTTGCCGTTAGGCATGGATTACACTTTACCAACTCCAGCCACTTCTCCTGGCTGATGCTTCGCGCCAGCTTTAAACTAGGCAGCACCATCATTGATGCCGTCGGGCGCTCCGCCACCCGGTGCGCCAGCATCACCTGCAAAGCGGTAGACTTTCCTGACTGCACAGCAAAACATAAGACCAGCTCGTGGACCTTTGGATTTGTAGAACAGTCGATTACTTCCCGCAGGTAGGGCATGCGATCCAATGAGAACTTCCCTGGCTGAACTTTTGAATACCGATCACTGAACTGAAGGGTGGCCTCCGCCCAAGCTGATACAGATCCGTAACCCGGTCTCATGTGCTTCGCCCGCGCGTCTTGTTCTGCCTGATGATTGTTAATCGTCATGAAATCATGCTTCTTGAAGCTTCGTCATCAGACGGGTGCAGTAATCCGTGATCCATAAGTTCACTTCCTCTGTCTTCAACATTTCAAGACGGGAAGGTGCCGTGCGCATTAGATCATCCAGACCAGAACGCATCTCACGAAACACCCGGTCCATAGCTTCTACATGGGTGGATTTTGGCATTACAAACCCAGCGGCGGTACGGGCGCGCTCGTAATCATTGTGTCGTTTGATGGCGTTGTCCTGTAATTTTGGCAGAACAGAAAAAGCCCCACGCATCCGCATCGGATCCTTGTCCTCCGATGCCTCAATTAGTTCATTTACACATGCCCAAACGAAGCGGGCCGCCGCGTCGGCATGCCTTCTGTACTCAGCTACCCCGTGATCTTCCCCTGGCTGAATCGGTTCCATGGATGGCCGGTCTGTATGAACAGCGGCGTGGGCCGCCACGGCCGCGGCTAACTTAACTCTAGGTGCGCGTTGACCGTGAACTGATCGCCATGCCGTAGCTTCTTCAGTCGTTGTAAGAGGCATGCCCTTAGCAACCCACTTGGCTACTGCCTGTCTGGAGCATCCC